CCCCATCGAATACGAACTACACCAAGCGGCCTGGACAACAGCCGCATAAACAAACCGTCAACAACTTGCGCACAACCCCACACCCACCCGATGATGCTTGAGCGGCGCGCCATCACCACCCACACCTGTGCCGGCTGCGGGGCGACCTTCGAGGCGTATGGCAACAAGCACCGCAAGTACTGCACGCACGCCTGCTACATCCGCACCCGTTTCGGAACCCGGGGTGGTCGCCCATGACCAGCCGCACCACGGGCGCGTACTGGCGGGCAGAAACCCAGACGGCAGCAGACCTGGACTTCCTTGATGCCCTTGCCTCCCGAGGGCTGCTCACCGCCAGTCAGGTACGCGCCATTCACCGCCAGCTCGCCGCTTCTTGGGATGAGACCAGGGTGGGGTTTACCCGCGCCAGGACTTGATAAACCCGGCGTGTAGAGCGTTCATGTCACACACCAGAACACCACCGGCGAGACCCACGCGGGCAGAAAGGAGCAGCAGATGAGCCCAGACTTGAAGACCATTACACCACGACGCACACCCACCAGCCGCATCCGCGTGGCCGCCTACTGCCGGGTCTCAACCATGTCGGAGACCCAAGCAGGATCCCTTGCTGCTCAGGTCTCGGCCTACTCCAAGCTCATCCACGCTAACCCTGCCTGGCAGTTCGCCGGGATCTACACCGACCAAGGAATCTCCGGCACCACCAGAAAAAGGCCCGGGTTCGCTGACATGATGGACCACGCCAGAGCCGGCGACTTCCAGATCCTGCTGGTCAAGTCCATCTCCCGCCTGGCACGCAACACCGTCGACCTGCTCTCATGCGTGCGCGAGCTTGCAGCCCTGGGGGTGGCGGTGCGGTTCGAGAGAGAAAACATCGACACCTCCAGCGCGGAAGGTGAGCTCATGCTCACCCTGTTGGCTTCTTTCGCCCAGGAAGAATCCCGCTCCCTGTCACAGAACGTGAAGTGGGCGATCCGCAACCGGTACAAGACCGGTGTCACCAACTCCCACCGCATCTACGGATACACCTGGGTAGGCGGGAGCCTGCACATCAACGACGATGAGGCCCAGGTTGTGCGCCGCGTCTTTGACGAGTACCTGGCCGGGGTGAGCCCCGAGGCTATTGCCGACCGCCTCAACGCTGAGGGGCTGCGCGCACGAGAAGGAGGAAACTTCCTCGGCTCGGTGATCCGCACCTGGCTGGAAAACCCCCGCTACGTGGGAAACGAAATGCTGCAAGCCACCTACACCGACGGTCCTGGAGGAAAGCTCGTCGTCAACGACGGGGCACTACCCAAGTACTGGGTTCAGGGAGCAAACCCTCCCATCATCGACGAGGCCACCTGGAGGCGGGTCCAAGACGAGCTCGCCCGCAGACGCCAATCCGGTGGCAGAGCCCTGACCCCTAGTGGCGGGACGTGTGCGCTCACTCATCGGGTGGTGTGCAGCCAGTGCGGGCGGCGTTTCCACCGGCGCACCAAAACCCGCAAGCACATCTCCTACAAGTACTGGTGGTGCGAAACCGCCACGAGGGGGCAAGGCAACCCTTGCCGGGCACCTCAGATCAGGGAAGCCCAGCTCAAGAGCGCTATCACCGCCCACCTGGGATTAGGCGAGTGGGATGACCAGCAAGTCCTTGAGCGTCTCGAGCAGGTCACCGTCTACCCCAGCGGGAAAGTCACTGTTCTGAAACGAGGCGCGCACACCGCTGAGCCCGTGATGGCAGGAAAGGAGTAACCCCATGGCCACCGTCACCACCATCCCGGCACGGCCCGCCAAGACGCTCACTCCTACGACGGTGCGCTCCCGGCGTAAGGTCGCGGCCTACGCGCGAGTATCCACGGACCTGGAAGAACAACAATCCTCCTACCAGGCACAAATCGACTACTACACCGACTACATCCAAGGCCGGGCCGATTGGGAGTTTGTTGGCATGTATGCCGATGAGGGGATTTCGGGAACCTCAACGAAGCACCGGCAGGGCTTCCAAACCATGATCACCGACGCTTTGGCTGGCCGTATCGATCTGATCGTGACCAAGAGCGTGTCCAGGTTTGCCCGCAACACCGTCGACTCGCTCACCAGCGTGCGGGCCCTCAAAGAAGCCGGAGTGGAGGTCTACTTCGAGAAAGAAAACATCTGGACCCTGGACTCGAAAGGCGAACTACTCATCACCATCATGAGTAGCCTTGCCCAGGAAGAATCCCGCTCCATCTCTGAGAACGTCACCTGGGGACACCGCAGGCGTTTTGCGGAAGGCAAGGTCATGGTGCCCTACGCCTCCCTGCTGGGCTACAAGAAAGGCGACGACGGGGGCCTGGCTGTTGATGAAGACCAGGCCAGGATCGTGCGACGCATCTACCGGGAATACCTGGCAGGGCACTCACCCAAAACCATTGCCGCACACCTGACCGAAGATGGTATCCCTACGCCCTTGGGGAAGAAGACCTGGAACGTGTCCACCATCAACTCGATCCTGCGCAATGAAAAATACAAGGGCGACGCGCTGCTGCAGAAAACCTTCACCGTGGACTTCCTGACGAAAACCACTAAACGCAACGAAGGAGAGATCCCGCAGTACTACGTGACCGGTAACCATGAGGCCATCATTGCCCCAGCCGTATGGGACCAAGTCCAACGAGAAATTGAGCTACGTTCAACCCGGCCACGATCTTTCGCGCATCCATTTGCTTCCCGAATCCAGTGCGGGTGCTGCGGGGGATGGTACGGGTCTAAGACTTGGCACGCAGGAAGCAAGTATGAAAAGCGAGTGTGGAGATGTAACCGGAGATACGACAAAACAAATGAGACCCCCTGCACCTCCAGGCACATCACAGACGATGAAATAATTACCACGTTTGAGCAGGCAATAGGGCAATTCGCGCCATCTCCAAGCCCAGAGGTACTTGAGGCTGCTCTCGCTCAGCTTGGTAACTCGCGTGATCTTGAGGACAAGCTCGCACAGGCGGTCGCCGCACGTGACAGCGTGGCAGGCCGTATCAACCAGCTCATTCAAGCCGCAGCACACGCTGGCTTCGACCCTGGCGCGTTCGAGGCCCAACAGGCTCGGCTCGAAGCCGACTACCAAGTCCACCTCAGCGCAATCGAGTCCCTCGAAAGGCAGCTGCACGAACTTGAAGCCAAGCGCGCGGCCATCACCGCATTCCACCAGTACCGCAGCAAGAACCCCGCAATCACCTATACCCCCGAGGCCTGGCGAGCCCTCGTCGACCACGCCACCATCCACCCCGACGGAACAATCACCATCACGTTCAACGACGGCACGAGCATTTGACCGCTGTGGTGAGTGGCTCCACAAGCTATTGGCGATCATCTCCATCCGACAGCTACGTCGGCCCGACCAAGAGCTCAGGAACCCCGATTTCTTTCATACCCGACGGAGAGTTGGCAGCGAATTCTCACTCAGTCACATCTCGGAAGCATGCCTTGGCACTCCGTAGTTCGATCGCTTCTTCGAGTGTTCGCACCTCTGAATACTCATCAGTCCGATAGTCCTTGATGGCGAATTCCTCAACATTGGGTTCACTTGGAGTCGGCAATCCGGATTCTTCATCGCTCATGAGTCCTCGCTTCACCGATGTCACGCAAGGTTCGTTGAGCCCCTGAACAACAGTCGCTCATGTATCATTAAAACCTAACGCAGGCACCACCGGGGAGACACGTGTGAGAATGGTGGGGGGCCACCATCGGTTGCTCCGCAACATGACACCACGTGGCCCCAGCAGCAACAGTGACATGGAGGTGGATATGGACGCTGTCAACACTTCGAGGCTCTCACTGAGGCCCGTGCAGCTCACCGACCTCGAGGAGCTGTATGCACTGAGCCGTATGCCCGAGGTCAACCTCTTTAACCCTTCTGGTCCCGACCGCAGTATTGACGAGGCGCGTGAACGGCTCGAGGACTGGCTGCGCGACTGGGAGACGGACGGTATTGGCTACTGCACGGCCCGTATGCTCGAATCGGACGCCTACGTCGGCTACGTGGGGCTGGCCGCGCGCACGTTCCGTGACGAGCGCGTCCTCAACCTCGCCTACCGCATCCGACCTGAGTTCCAGGGATCAGGTCTGGTTACCGAAGCCTGCCGCGCACTCATCGAGGCCGCGCGCCCACGCTGGTCAGGGCACCGGATTCGGGTCCTCACCAAGCAGGACAACACCCCCTCGATCGCAGTGGCCACACGCTTGGGCTTCACCCACGCCCCCGACTTGGACGACACCCCGGACCCGGGCGACATCAACCTCTTCCTGGACCTCTGACGCCAAGAAGCACGCACCGGTGGCTCGTTCTCTGGCGGCACCCGCTGTGCTGGCGTTCCCGACGACGACGCCTCGGACAAGGCGTGACCCCCGTGATGGTGCCGAAGCTCGCGATCGCTCCGGGGCTTGATCGTTTTCACGCAACGACATGCACCCACCCGCGCCTAGGGATGCACCCACTCTGTACAACCTTGCACCCACCGCGCCTCAAAATGCACCCACCACAGCTTTTGTATCCGCAGTGATCCCCTTTGGTCCACTGCCAGGAAAGCCCCGGGCCGCTCGGCCCGGGGCTTTCCTATCACCTGCTCACGCTCACGCGGTCTCGGGGAACGTGGAGGTGTCGATGACGTAGCGGTAGCGCACGCGCGAGGCGACGACATTGTCGTAGGCCTGCGTAATCTCCTCGCCGGTGATCATCTCGACCTGCGGGATGACGCCATGTGCGGCGCAGAAGTCCAGCATTTCCTGAGTTTCAGCGATACCGCCGATCTGGGAGCCCGCGAAGGACTTGCCGCCGTTGACGAAGGCGCGCAGCGGCAGGGAGACAGGCTCGGTGGGCAGGCCCACGTCGACGAAGACGCCGTAGGGGCGCAGGGCGGCCATGTAGCCGGCGTAGTCGAGGCCGTCGGCGGACACGGTGCACAGGATCAGGTCGAAGGAGCCGCGCAGGGATTCGAGGGTGCCCTCCTCGCTGGTGGCGTAGAAGTGGTCGGCGCCGAAGCGGCGGGCGTCGGCTTCCTTGGAGCGGCCGTGAGAGATGACGGAGACGTCCGCGTCCATGGCCTTGGCGATCTGCACGCCCACGTGTCCGAGGCCGCCCATGCCGAGGATAGCCACGCGCGAGCCGGGGCCCACGTTGTAATGCTTGAGCGGGGAGTAGGTGGTGATGCCGGCGCACAGGAGGGGTGCGCAGGCAGCGAAGTCCAGCTCCTCCGGGATGTGCAGGGCGAAGTCCTCGCGCACCGTGAAGCCCCGCGAGTAGCCGCCGGTCGTCGGGTTGCCCTCGGCGTCGGCGCGGTAGGTCCACAGGGTACCCGGCGTCGAGGTGCACCACTGCTCGTAGCCGGACTCGCACATCTCGCAGGAGCCGCAGGAACCGACCAAGCAACCCACGCCCACACGGTCCCCCACCTTGAACTTAGTGACACCGGGGCCGACCTTGGCGACTGTGCCGACGAACTCGTGGCCGGGCACGAGCGGGTAGGACACGGGCCCCCACTCGCCGCGGGCGGAGTGGATGTCGGAGTGGCAAATGCCCGCGTAGGCGACGTCGAAGTAGATGTCGCCCTCGCCGGGCTCGCGGATGTCGATCTGGAGGGGGTGGAACTGGGTGGCGGCGTCGTCGCAACCGTAGGCGATTACGCTGGGCATGAGAACTCCTTTGTCCGGTCAATCGGGTCCGCCACTAGCATACTCTTACAAAAAACCCCGACGCGCAAGCGCCGGGGCGGTGGGGTGGCTGACGGGACTCGAACCCGCGACGTCCTGGACCACAACCAGGTGCTCTACCAACTGAACTACAGCCACCATCGCGTCGCCGTGAAGGCAACGGATAGAGCTTAGCACTACCCACCCGAGCTTGGAAACTCGAGCACTGCCCTCACGGCGGTGGCGTGCATCACCAGTGGGCGCGAGCGGAGATCGCGTCCGCGAAGTTACCCAGTGCGCCGGGGGTGGCACCCAGGTACAGGTCGGCGTCCACGAGGGAGACCTCCATGACCAGGAAGGATCCCTTGCCATCGGGAACCAGGTCCACGCGGTTAAACAGGAACTGCTCGTCGTGGCCCAGGCGGGCTCGCACGTAGTCGTGCAGGACTCGGCGGATTTCCTCGCCCCACTGCCACGCGACGGAGTCGGCGGCCTCGGCGGTCACCACGGCCTCGTGCATCTCCGGATTGGTGACGGAGGCGGGGTGCAGGGCCGAGCGCTTCTCAACGGCGTGGGAGACCAGGCCATTGAAAAACACGAGCGAAA